CAGGCGCACATTATAGAGTTTAAAGGTATTATTCGTACTAATGGTTCTGCCGCTACGGTATTGCCAACCGTATCAAGCACCACAGGTACAACGGTTGGAGCAGGATTACGAGTTTACGGAGGTTCATACATCATGCTCACACCAATAACAGATGCAAGCACAAACACAATTGGAAGTTGGTCATAATGGAAAGAAACCCAAAATGTCGTACAGGCTGCAAGACTCAGGATCATGAATCCTATTGGGAATGCCTACAGGATGCATCTATTAGCATAGATAAAACAAGTCTTCAAGTTAAAGGCTGACCCAAAAACTAAAAACCCTTACTATTTAAGAGAGAAGAAAGGCCCATTTAATGGCTACAACTTACAGAGTTCTAGGACAAGCTAAAAATACTAGTACTAGTAGTAGTATTTTAGCAAAACTTTATCATGCTAATCCTTTAGCTGATTCTACTGAAGGTACGCTCGCAGCTACTACAGTACAAACTATTATTTCTACTATTACAGTATGTAATACAAGCGGTGTACCGCAGTACTATGACATTGCTATTTACAAAGCAAACTCAACAGTATCAACTCCTGATACCTTTGCAGCCCCTACATAAGATAATTATGTAGTAAAATCGGGATTTCTAAACGCGTATGAGACTGTATCGTTAACTTTAGGAATAACACTTGATACGCACGATAGAATCGGTGTTTTTGCTTCAGGCGCAGCTAGTTCTCAATATGTTAACTTTTTTGCCTTTGGTTCGGAGACTCGTGGATGAGCATAAAATTTAATGGGGATACCACAAGAGGTACCTATATTCAGGCAGGAACAAAAACGGTAACTGCAGGTGTTGGCTCTGTAGCTAGTCCCTATAACAGTGAAACTATTGTTACTTTTGATATTCCATTTCCAAACACTCCTAAAGTAGTTGTAAGTCTTGCATCTAGCGAAACTACTGCTGGGTATCAACTTGCGTCAATTAACCCCGCATATGATCAATTTACTATTAGGTTTACAAATACTAGCGGTAGTAGTGCAGGCTGCGACGTAAATTGGATTGCGTTCTACGGACCAATTGGAACTATTTAATGAAAGCCAGTCAACCGGGCGGTAGATTTAATATCCCTTTTGAGAGAAGATCCATACTCTCCGGGATTACTCAAGATCTTCGCATGCCCGTTGGGCAAACAGTTCAGTGGTGGCGATGGGATGCAAATGCTACCGGAGTTGACGATGTCTACGACGTAGGTTCTTTGGGAACTGGGCGTGTTTGGAAGACTGGATTTGATGTTCCGGCCGTAAATGCCGTTATTTACCAAGGCGTTACTCTTCAGGATGAGCGTGGTTTTTACAATACTGACGTTTTAAGAGTTACTCTAAATATGGAAGATGTGGAGAGATTATTCCCTACAATGCCTACTTCTCCCGATGATTTCCTAAGAGATCGAATCGTGTACCGTAATGAAGTTTTTAGGCCTACACATTTCTTCCCTCGTGGTTTAATTAAGGGTAGATACACATTGTTTACGTTGGACGCTAACCAGATTAATCCTGAAGAAATGGTTAATGACGATCAATTTGCTCAATATTCAAACTAGGAGAAATAAATGGCAGCAAAAAAACACCCTGGATTTAAAGCAGTACAAAAGAGTATTGCTAAAAAAGAAGGTGTATCTGAAAAAGCGGCGGGAGCAATTTTAGCTTCTGCTTCTCGTAAAGCAAGTGCTTCAGCTAAAAAGAAAAACCCTAATCTTAAGAAAGTTAAAGGAAAATAATAATGTGTGCAACATGTGGATGTGGTCAGCCTAAGAATAAGCATGGCCAAAAAACGTTATCGGCTGCTAATAAAAAGTTTGCTAAGAAAACAGCCACTAAGTGTTCAAAGTGTGGCAAGGGCACCTGCTCTTGCAAGGCTAAAAAAACAGCTTCGAAAAAGAAATAAGTTAAGCAAGATTATTTTAAGATTTGGCGGTACATTCAATAGTGACGCCGGATTTATCCGGAAACTGCTGAAGTACTGCCCCTCAAGAAGAGGATTTTGCGATGTTAAATCTAGCCGAGCGATTAGCTCGTATGGAAAGTGATGCGGACCGTAAAGAGTTTTTACTTGGTCTTAAAGGCACTGACCGTGTAAATCTCTTGTCTTTAGCGGCAGGTTGGGTCGGTACGTCCCTGCTGTTAAAGGCGATCAAAAAGTGACTGACATCCAAAAATTAGCAGCAGGCTTTACAGCTACCGGAATTTTTTCTGAAAAACGACTTACTTCAAAGCTACGTAGACATGCCTACGAAAGTGGTTGGCCAGCAAAATTGTCCCGTGTCTTAGAAGTAAAGCACCTTGATAATGGTGATTTTATTATCCAATACCCAAATAACCTAGAAGAACAAATCTTAGGTATTGAGTATGGAACTCAGGATACTCCTCCAAACCCAGCAATGCTACGTGTTTCTAATCGGGCTGATGATATTTTTGATGATCATTTAGCTAGGATTTCCACAGCTTTAAGTGAGGTGAAGTATATCTAATGCCATTTTTACTTAATGAAGATAAAGCATTAAAAGCACTATTAAAGAGCAGAATTGCAGTTACAGACTCTAAGAATAATCTTAGACCTGTTGGCGTATGGTTTGGGCAACCTGACGTAGAAATCAGAGACCAATCCTATCCATACATAACCATTGATCTATCTGATATTTCTCACGCACGTGAGCGTCAACATAGCGGATTTACTGAGTTAAACTACATTCCAGAGGCGACAGATATAAACGGCAATATCCTTACGGAGAATGCTAAAAGGTGGACAGAAAGCCCTACGCCAGTAAATGTAGATTACCAGGTAACGTCTTATGCAAGACAGCCGCTTCATGATCGCCAAATTCTTTCTTCAATACTAACCGATCTATTGCCCTTTAGATTCGGTATTTTAGAGATTCCAGAAGACAATACTGCCCGCAGAATTGAACTTCTTGGTTATGCCAAACGGGATACAACTGAACAGGGAAAAAGGCTGTTTGTTAACGTCTTTTCCATTAGAGTTAATTCTGAACTCTTTACTACTGGAATTATCCAGGAGCGAGAGTCTATTGGCAATATTAAATATTCGGATGAAAACCTATAGCAGCAGCAATGTTGTAACGAACACAACTACGAAACCTAAGATTAAAAACTATTAACTTAAGGAGTTAAAATGGCTTCACTAGGCCGTCCTGGAGTATATCTTCAGGAATCAAATGTGCAGCAGACGATTACTTTTTCGGATCGTACTGATGCAATTGCTGCTTTTGTGGGCAGTACAGCAAGAGGACCGCTTGCACCTACAATTGTGTCTTCTTGGTCTGATTTTGTAAGAAACTACGGTGGTTTGGATTATGACAAGCCAACAACTGTTGCTGCTTACTTATTCTTTTCAAATGGTGGGCGTGACGCCTACATTCGTCGTGTAGTTGCAACTGATGCAGCTGTTGCTTCCAGAACCCTAAAGCAGGCTGATGGTAGTACAGATGCAGTAACAGTAAAATCAATTAACCCAGGACTTTGGGGAACTACACTTACTGTTCAGGTAACTGCTTCTGACCCTGCTACAAAGAAATTTAGTCTTGCCGTATACGGTGCACCACTTGCGGTTTCTGGTGGAGGACTTACCTCTAATCTTCTAGAGCAATTTAATGACTTGAGCCTTGATTCTTCAAACTCTCGTTATGCTCTTGCAATCGTCAATCAGTTCTCAAATTATATCGCACTTACTGCAATTAGTGGAAATACAACCTTTATTCCACCTGCGTATTTTGCAACTCCGGTTGCATTAACTGGTGGGTCAGATGGTTCAGCGGTTGCTGGTACAGACATTTCACTGTCTCTTTCAGATTTTGACGCAATCAATGCTCCACTTATCTTCAATGCGCCAGATATTGCAACTCTTGCAGGTCAATCAGCAACTAAGGCCGCGGCTCTTACGGCTCAGGCTGCGTTGCTTCGCTATGCTGAAGCTCGTGGAGATGGCTTTGTCATTGTAGATACTCCTTCAGGATTAAGCGCATTTGATGCACAAACCTACGCAAGCGATGTCTACAATGCTGCAACTGCTGCTTCTGCTACAGTTTCTTCATTCACCGTATCTGCAGTTGCAGCCGGTACTCCTGCTACAGGCTCAGTTCAGTACACAACGGGTACTACTCAGCATGGATTTATCCCTGGACAGACTGTAACTATCGCAGGTGTTACTAGCAGCGCAAACTTGCATGCTACTCCAGCAACTGCAATTAAGCCGGGATATCAGGGTACTACCCAGGTGGCTGGTTATGTAACTTACACAACTGCTGCAGCTCATGGCTTTAAGAGTGGTGATCAGGTTACAATTACTGGATTAACTGGCGGTAACTTTGCAGATTACAACTTTAGTACTCCTAAGACCATTACTGTAATTGACACCACCTCGTTCTACGTAGTGCTAGCATCAACTAGTTCTGTATCGGGAATCACAACTTCAAGCATCCCTGTTATCAGCACTGGTTACTCAGGCAAGTACACAATTACATCTGTACCTTCAACAGTTACCTTTGTTACAAGCAATACTGAGAGTGGAACTGCAGTTCTTTCTAGCGCTACAGCTTCTGTGACCAATACTTGGACAACAACTACTGCTAGCGGTGCTAACGCAGCCATCTACTATCCATGGTTAGCTATTCCAGACACAGGCAAGTCAGTTCCAGGACTTACAAAGAATGTTGCCCCAGGTGGAGCAATTGCGGGTATTTTCCAGGAAACAGACGCTGCTCGTGGTGTATTTAAGTCACCTGCTGGATATACAACAAATATTTCAGTGGCCGTAGACCTTGAATATGACTCATCAAACAAGCCTCGTCGCCTTACAAACGATCAATTGGATACCCTAAATACAGCTACATACCCTGTAAATCCAATTCGTATTGTTCCAGGTGCAGGAATTGTAGTTATGGGTGCTCGCACTCTAAACACTACTTCTCCAAACAAGTACATCAACATGCGTCGAAGCATGATCTACTTAAAGAAGCAGATCGAACTTCGCTCACAGTTTGCGGTATTTGAGAATAATGACGAGTACTTGTGGCGTCAGCTACGTTCAAGCCTAAGCAATTTCTTAAACATGTACTGGCAGCAAGGCGGTCTTCGTGGCGCAACTCCTGAACAGGCATTTTATGTAAAGTGCGATTCCTCGACAACTAGCGATGCGGACATTGCTAATGGTCAGGTAAATATTCAGGTAGGTGTGGCTCTTGAGTACCCTGCTGAATTTGTGGTAATCAATATTGGTCAGCTAACCGGTAGCGCGACCGCTTTCTAATTAAGGAGAATATAAAAAATGCCTACAACAAACGGTTCCGGATCTTCTAGCGTCAATATTTTCCCATTCAGTAGTGTGGCTACGGATCCAATCCGTAATTTTAGGTTCTTGGTGGAATTCCTTCCTCATGACGTAAACACTTCTGCAAAAGTAAACTTTAAGAAAACCCTTGGTTTTACTAATGTTTCAGGGTTTGGTGTTTCCGTAGATCCGATTGCATATCGTGAAGGTGGATACAATACCGCCGTTCACCAGTTGCCAGGTCAGACAACTTTTGAGCCAATTAGCTTTACAAGAGGTCAGACTCTAGGTAGCACACAAAATAGCGACTGGATGCGACAATTGTTCTCGGTTATCTCCGGACGTGCAAAAGCGGGTGCCGGACATGATTTCCGTTGTAATATCGACGTATCGGTACTAAGCCATCCTAACCCTGCGGGAACAGTTTCGGAAAACGGCGCTGCTGGAAAAAATCCATGGGAACTTCACGTTTCAATGCGATTCCGAATCTACAATGCTTGGATCCAAAGACTTGTCTATGGTGACTTGTCAGCAGCAGGTAGTATTATGGTTGAAGGTATGACCGTAGTACACGAAGGCTTTGATGTGACCTACGCAAAGGATTACAAGGCTTCAGCCGCAACATTCGCAATCTAACAATAAATTAAGAGGGACTATAATATGTCAACTGAAATAGTAAACGCAATCGACAACCCCGAACTAGCTGCTCAGCTAGCTCAGGCCGCCATAGCAATGAGTGACTCCGTGACGGAGGAGGAACAGCAAGAGCCTATTATGGAGGCTCCTGTAGAAATTGTTCCTCCTCCTTCAGGGGAAGTAACTCTACTTGCAGGTATTTATAACTCTTTTACTGGAGAGTTAGTAAATACTGCAGAAATTAGAGAATTAACTGGAGTAGACGAAGAAGCTATTGCAAAGATTAGCGACTATGGTCGTAGTCTTATGTCAATACTTGATCGTGCAACAGTTAAAATCGGAGACGAAAAGGCAACCCCGGCATTATTAGACCGCCTACTAGCTGGAGATCGAGAATATTTAATTATTCAAATTAGAATTGCCACTTTTGGTAATGAGATTGATCTAAAGGCTAAGTGTTCAAACTGTAATGAAACTCATGATTACACAATTGATTTAAATAACGATATTGTTATTAATAGGTTAGAAGACCCAATCTCTGACCGTTCAATTATCGTTAACTGCCGTATCGGTCAGGTATTGGTAGAGTTTCCTAACGGAAGCGTACAAAAGAAACTGATCAACATTCAGGATCGTACTGCCGCCGAAATGGACACAGTTTTACTTAAAGAGTGTGTAATTGAGATTAATGGTCAACCTGTAGTAAATGTAGACCAAGTTAAAAACTTGGGTATGCAGGATCGACGTAAAATCTTGACGGAATTATCAGAAAAGAACCCGGGGCCAGATCTTTCTAAGATAACAAAAGACTGCCTAGCTTGTGGGCAGGAGGTACCACTTCCGCTTACATTGGCGGACTTGTTTCTTCTTTAATACGAAGGAACTATACGAATACTTATTGTTTTCTTATGAAATGATAAGTAAGTACTTTCCGGGATGGACGTTATCAGAGATAAAGTCTATGAGCCGGAGAGAACGGGAAATCTGGTTAAAATTAGCCTTGCTTAGATTAGGACATGGAGTTAAATAAATGGCGTTAAATGAAAACTTGCCACAAGCAACTTCTCCTAATGCTATGTCGGGCCCTACTAGACCTTCCCAAGAGATTGAAAAAGTAGACAAGCTGTACGATAGCGTACTCATGAAGGTCACAAAGATGGAAGCATCTTTGAAAAAATCTGCTGAGTACATGAAAGAAATTGTACGGTCAGGCGGCAATTCAGGCTCTAATATAAATGTTGGTGGGCAAAATCCTAATATTTTTGGTCGAGTAAATGATGTTACTCAAAGCACTTTAGATAAGCTAAATAATATAATTCCCCCCGCTAGGGGACCTTCTGGATTAGACAGAGCTAAATCAATTGGCGCAAGTGCAGCCTATTATGCTGCAGCAATGATGCCCAATACAATTGATGCTGTAACTCAAAGAATTACTACGCAAGGTGTTGCGTCCATGATTGGCATGGATCCCAACGCCTTAATCAGACAAAGCAATGCCCTTCTTAGAGGCGGTATGACAGGGTCGTATTCTGCCCAAGCATCTACCGCAATACTTGCAGGGCAAGGTATTATCCCAACTATGGGTTCGTATGGAAACATAATGAACCAGGTTGGTGGCCTTAGCGTTCTTACCGGAATGAGCAATGAGCAAGTTGCTGGCGGTATGGGTGGCATTAACGGCATGAATTTTTTGCGGTTAGGTATCCAGGCTCGTACTGCAAATGGAAGTATCAAAGACCCAGCAACATTAGCAAATGATCTTTACAGACGTATGTTTGGTGGTAGAAATATTACCGCTGAACAAGCAGCGCAAGTATTTAACGTGCATTCAAGATCTTACCAAAATATTGCTATGGCAGCCGGTGGAGATCAAAATCTAATTGCCTCTCTTCAGAATATGGTTTATTACCAGGCAAAAAATGGCGGACAAAAGCTAGACCTTAATCCGCAGAATGTTAAGGATAATATCCTTAAACTTCCTAAAGATGACCCAATGCGAGCCTTATACCATTATCAGGGTTCTGAAGCTAATAAACTTGAGGCGACAGGTACCGGACTTGTGGGTGGTTATAGCGGTGCTTTGAATACCACTGCAACTGTTAATGATCAGTTTGCTAAGCTTGCAAGAATACTGCCGGCTTTAACTACAGCATTTGGTAATCTAAAAGGATTCTTAGATACATTGCCAATGGCTGGAAATACTGGCCCTGTACTCTATGGCGGAATTGCAAAAACAGTAGAAAATTGGGGAGAGTCAAAGCTCAGTAAATCACTGTCTAAAGCTCTAGATAGTGTATTTGGAACTAATTTTAGCAAATATGACAATATGTCCGGTAGTCCGGCTAATGCGCTTGTTCCTTACTCAGGAAATGCTATGGGTGGCGGTGGTGGCTATGGTGCTGCACACACTCCAATGCAGGTTGTAAACCGTCAAATTCAAGGATTTGCAGACCAAGCTACTCACGCAATGTGGGGAAAGCTAAGGGGAAAAGATGGAAGAACTAGCCTGTTAGCCGATATTAAAGGTGCTGGCGGTGCTAAATCTTGGGCAAAAAATCTTTTTACTGCTGCAAAAGATGCGGTCCGTGGATACGCCAAAGGTGGTTGGAAAAGCGCAGCTCTTGCGGCGGCTAAAGATTTAGGTCCTAGATTAGGTCAGGCTGCTTTACAAGCGGGAGATGAAGCTTTTGGATATGGTCCTGAAACTGGTGGTTGGGGAAATCAAACTTCTTTAGCTCCAGTATCTTACCCGGGAATTGCAGGACCATATACTCCTGGAGCTTACTCCCAAGGAAGTGCCGTACAATATCCAAAAGATTATCCCGTACCTGGCGCAGTATATGGTGATCCTAATGATCCTACAAAGATTACTTCAATGGGTTGGGTTGTTAGAGATCCTGAGACAGGAGAGTTTGTAAGCAACAAAGCAAATAGAGACGCATGGCTAGCCTCTCAACAAAATAGTCCGGGAACAGACATAGTTAGATACCAAGGTCCTGGAGGACAGGTAGAAAAGTCTGGCGATGGTGGTAATACCATATTTGCACCTGGCACTATGAAAGGTCTTTTTACTAAGGGAAAGACTTTTATGAAGAGTCCAATGGGCAAAATGGCTGGCAAATTAGCTATGAGTGTCGGTATTGTAATGGGGACAAACTGGGCTGTCCCTAAACTTCGTTCTTGGGGAGCACGACATGGCATTAAAGATCATAGTTGGCAAGATAACTTAGGTACTACAGCTGCGTACATGGGTGGGTATGCAGCAGCCGGAGCAATGATAGCTGGTCCAGCGGGAGCAGTAGCTGGAACAGCAATCGGACTTGCTAGAGGTCTTTGGTATTCTTTCCACAAACCAAAGAAAGAAGAAAAACCAAAGAATGTAAAGCATAGTATGTACGGTGGCATACTAGACCCTGAGACAAATCTAGAGCTATTGCACCGTAATATGGTCACCGGAGAATACATACCGTCACGGTTTGGAACTCCTGCATATGGAAATAATTATCCTGATCAAGAAAGATGGCAGCAGGGTGGATACCCTACTAGTAGTTGGCTAAATCAGGGTCTTGGAGACGGATCTAATAAATCAACCTCCCATGATGATGCACACACTAGCGATACTGGCCATGCTACTGCTCGAGTTTCTACTGGGGCTACAAAATCTGATTTACCAAGAAGTGCAGCAGAAGCAGCAAGTTGGGCTATTGAGCAAACAAAAAATAACTCTAGCGGTTGGAACAATTACTGTGAAAAGTTTGCTGAGACTGCGTGGGGTAAGGCTGGAAGATATAGAAGTGCCATTGCTCACTGGCAAACGGCAGTAAAGGAAAAAAGAGCATATCAAGGTAAAAATGCTCCTCCAGGAGCTATGGTATTTTGGGGCGGTGGTCAGTATGGCCACGTAGCTGTATCAATTGGTGGTGGAAAAGTTGTATCTACTGATATCAAACGCCCAGGAAAAGCGGATATTGTATCTATTGATTACGTAACTAAGAAGTGGGGTAAAACGTACTTAGGTTGGGCCGATCCATCTAAGAAAACCAAACTAGATAAACATGCCTCAGCAGTTGATCCTTCAAGTGTTAGTGTAGATACTTCAGTTACAAGTCCACAGACTGCTTCAAGTAATGCTAGAAATAGTGGGCAACCTTGGTGGAGAGATGTAGCAAATTCTTTTTCTTCATTCTTTAGCCATAGCAGCAGTAGCAACTCTAGTTCTAATCTTGCGGGTTCTAATCCAGACTCAAATGTATTTAACGTATCAGACACTGGATTTACTATAAATTCTAACTCAACTTCATCACTTCTTGGAATGGGGTCTGCAGCAACCGCCAGTTCAATGAGTCCTATGAATTCAGGCGTAACCATAAATATGAACGTTAATATTGCACACGCCAGTGTAGCGGATGCTCAGAGGCTTGCAAGACAAGTAAAGGACATTCTAGAAAGAGATCTTCGTAATAATAGCATAAGGAGCTACTAATGACTGAAGTAGATTTTCAGCATAATATTCAGCCAACTGTGCCCACTACCTTACAGGATGGGCAATTTGGTCTTATTCATGACGGGAAAACCTACTGGTACCAGGTTACTGACAACGGTAAAAAAGTAGAGTTCTATTCAAATAGTTATCTCTTTGATAAAATGCTAAGTTCTTCGCCGGCCACAGGTCTTTGGAATTTTGACGTTACTCATAGTAGTGGGGCTAAAGAGGCTCCTGCGGATAACTGGATCCCACCGTCTAATACTTTTCCGGTAGGAACTATCGTTAAGATAGAAGAATTTGATGTAACAACTAATGCTGATGGAACACTTGCCCATACAAATTACACAAGGGAAGGTCATCCAATATTTGCCCAAACTTCCGAGTATGTTGAGACGCTGACAACAGATCCATTTACTGGGGCTACCTCTGACCGTAAAAGAGAGTCCGATTACTATAGTATGTCCGACGTCCTTTCAACAAGGGCTAGGGTTGGGGCTTTTAATCCGCCTCCGCATAAAGCAAGCAGAACTATATCTCCTACGGCTTTTGCAAACTATAAGTTAACAGACAGCGCTAATCTCCAAACTATTGAAAATCTGCAAAAGGTAAATAAACGAGGGTTTTTCTATCAAGATATTGATACGGCGTTTGATAATGATGGAAAACACAAGCGTCGTGGAAAGTTGTGGGGATTCCAATTTATGTATAACCCTACAACCATTAGCTATACTAACAGTGTAAATAATCAAATAGATTGGACAAACAACCTGGACGTTGCCACGGCTCTAGCTGGTAGTCAACAAATTAGCTTCAGCATTTTCTTAAACAGATTGATAGACATGTCAAGTCTAAGAAACTTTGAGACTATTCCTGGCAACCAGTGCACAGTCTATTACAACCCACTGGATCACCTTGCTAAGGGAACCGATGGATCTTATGAAAGAGTCATTACTGCGGAAGATGCAAACGGTATCTTAAAAAGGGGTACAGAGTATGACCTTGAATATTTGTACAGAGTTATAAATGGTGATCCTGCAATAGGCCCAACCATGAAGATGCAAACTTCAGATTTTGGATTTATGTCAGGTGTCCCAGTGTGGCTTAAATTTAATGATAATGTAAGATATAAAGTGACAATTCAGTCAATAGCTGTTGAACACGTTATGTTTACAGAAAACATGGTGCCTGTAGTTACTCAGGTACAGCTATCTATGATTAGAATTCCTACGCCAAAGACCGGAGCTACTGCAGATGTACAAGCTTGGTACGACCAACAGTTCAAGATTAAAAGTCCAAACTTTGCTGGAAGTCCGTTTACTACTGGCGATGACAGTGACAAACCTAATGACTGGGGGTAAAAAATAATGATAGACTCAAATGGTCGGTACAGCACGGGAGTTGTTGGTCAAGTATTTGCTGCCAGATCTGCTAAAGCAAGTACATATGTCTATAGATCTTTTAATGCCCCCTTTAATGTCTCGTACATAGAGTATGTTTTTAGAGAGGGAGATCGTCTAGATGTAATGGCTAGTAAGCTGTATGGAGATCCTAAACTGTGGGCAAAAATTTTAGATATAAACCCTGAGATACCAAATGGGTTTCATATAAAGCCTGGTACGATTGTGAGGATTCCAATTGACTAGTGCAATAGAAAGAAAAGTAAGTTGGATAATTGATTTTCCTAAATCTCCCGACTTTGTCATGTACCTGCACTATGCTGAGATACATCAAACACAAGCGGAGCATGACATGCTCATTCTTTCTTTTAAAGGCTCGATAGAAAGACACTCTACTAAGCCGGTTAAGAGTGGGGATCCTGTACAATTTATATGGTCAACTGGGGAAAATGCATCCCAAGAATTTGTAGGTTTTGTACACACGGTTGAAAAAAACGTTACAGCAAATAACACTTTTACAAAAATTATTTGTATTAACAATTCAGAAGCATTAAAAGAATCAAGTAAAAAGGTTCACAGACCACAGGCTGCCGATGGAGTTGTAAAATCTATCGCTATGTCTAAAGGATTCTATCCGGATGTAGAAGCGCACTCTCTTGTAAATGAAAGTATCGCTCAAGCCGGCCAATCACACTGGCAACTTATGCGTCAGCTGGCAAGTAAGACCGGATATGCTTTGCGTGCTTCCAACACAAACATCATGTTTAAACCAAAAGAATCTATAATAAAAGATAAGTATCGACATGCTCCAGTATTTAGACACCATACTCTTGGTCCAAGAGCACTTGTGGGTCATCAAACATTGCTAAGCTTTACCGCGCAAGATTCTAAAAAGACTCCAGAGTATGAATCCCAAGGAGATCTGTCCTTGACTTTGCACAATGCTTCTGGGGAGGAGTACTCCTTTAGTCCTAATTGGAAAACAAAGAGCGTTTCAATACAAAGTGTGTTTAAACAAACGCCATCTAGCTGGAATAGTGTGTATAGGAACAAATAATGGCAGATGAACACAGACTACATATAACCCATGAAGTAGTACGAGAATCTTCAAAGGCCGAAAGTATTGCTAAAGCTAAGGCAAGTCAAGGTAGATATAAGTATTACGCAAATGCATTATTGCTGGGGTATCCAAAACTAGAGCCTTATGATCCTATTTATTTAACCGGATTGACCGATAATATGAATGGTATGTGGGTTGTAATCTCTATTGTCCACAGAATTAACTTGGCTTTTCCATATACAATGTCTGTAAAAATTGGTACAAACGATGAAATTATAAAGCTTGTTCCTGACAGACTTGGGGATATTTTAGATACAAGCCATAGCTTAAAGGCTGTTCTTAACCACCATCCTGACGATGGTGTTTTAGGAAAACCATTTAAAAAAACAGGCAAGCATGTCTTTAGAACAAACGAATTTATAGTTACTCCAATACCAAAAGACGCATATATTGAAGATAGTACTAGTCAAATGGCTTTGTACAAAAAGCAGAATAATCTTAGATCTGGGGAAAAAGGCATTGTTGGAAATCCCAATACTCATACTCCTCATATCTCTAAAAAAGCTAGTTACGCTAAATGGGTAAGGGAATAATGTCATACTCAGATTACATAAATTATTCTCTTGATCCCGTAGGAAAATCAAGATTTTTTGGTATTTATAGTGGAATTGTAGTTAATAATTCAGACCCTAAAAATGCATACAGGCTTCAGGTTTCTGTTCCACAGATAACTGGATCTGATTATTTAGACTGGGCAGAGCCCTGTTTTAACCCTATTCCTGGGACTATTGCAATCCCTGCAATTGGGGATAAAGTGTGGATTACTTTTGAGTCCGGTGACACTAGCTATCCCGTATGGACAGGGATTGCAGAACCTACTCCTCCTACCGTAGCTAATACCTATTGTGGTGCCTTTTTGTCTACAAGTACACAAGCTAGCAGCACTACTCCTCAGGCAATAACTTTTACTTCTAGTGCTACAACACTATCTAACGGTATCACTTTAGTGAGTAACTCTAGAATTAGATTTGCCAATGCAGGTACTTACAACCTCCAATTCGCTGGGCAAATCTATCAAAGTTCAAATGGTAATCCAGCCATTAATATTTGGATAAAAAAGAACGGCATAACAACCGTTGATAATTCTAATTGGCAGTTTGATTTGTCTAATCAGAATCACTTTTCAGTGCCTGCTTTTAGCTATCTGGCTACTTTTTCTGCTGGAGATTACATAGAATTTTATTGGAAATCGGATTCTCCGGTATCTTTAACGTACTATCCTTCAACACCATCCTACCCGGCTACTGCTTCAGCAGCAGTTAACGTAATTCAAATCTAGATAAGCGAATTTATAAGGAATTTAAATGCTAAGATTGTCTGTACAGATTGGAGATAAATAGTGAAAGCTATAAGTTTTCCCTTCTCAATAGATAAGTCAGGAAAGATTAGTTCAACTACAGATCCTACAAAAATCTATAAAGATAGGGTATTGACTCTGCTATCTACCGTAGTTTACCAAAGACCTATGATGGCGGGTTACGGCGTAGATATTGCCCGCAGTTTGTACGAAACAATGGATGATTTGTACGCTTCTGTTGGAGACTCAATAGTAAGAGCAATAACAACTTTTTTGCCATATATCCAAATCCAAGATATTTTAGTAGATCTAAACTATCCAATTGAAGCAGGGACAAAAGTCACTGTAGCAATTGCTTTGCCAAATGGCTCTGTAGACGATGTAAGTATCAGCTCATCAACATTTTTCCCTAGCGGTCAAGAATACGGACGGTCCCTATGAAAATTCCACAAATTGATTACACCTCTAGAGATTACCTATCTCTAAGAGAAGATTTAATTAGGGTTGTACAAAATAGAATTCCTGAATGGCAGGCCAACGAGGAATCTGATTTTACTCTTGCATTGGTAGAGGCTTTTGCTTATATTGCTGATAATCTGTCTTACTATTTAGATAGAGTTGCTAATGAGAGTTCTGTACAAACTTCTACCCAATTGCAGAATTTAATTAATTTTGCAGAGGTTGCGGGCTATCACGTATCTAGCCCATCTCCTGCATATATATCTCTTCAATTTACAAACACATCTGGTGCTGCATTAGATCTTCCAATTGGTACCCAGGTTAAAGGGTATATAGACTCTGGAGATTTTACAGAAATATATTTTGAAACAGCTGCTACTATTTCTAATCTAGCAAATAATGCAACTGCAACTGTTACAGCTTTTGAAGGCTATGTAGCTAACACTACCTCTAGCTCGGGACTAGATATTAATAATCTGCCTCTTCCAGTTACTTTAGGAAATGCCTCAGGGTATGCATACCATGAGACTGTTATCCCTGAGATTGGTGTAGTTGATCTATCAGTAGATGTGTACACCGGTCAGTCTTATTCATTTACAAAATGGGAGTATGTAAGCAATCTTGCGGAATACGGCCCTTCTGATAGAGTGTTTACTACCAGACTAAACGCCGATAGAACTACTTCTATTTTGTTTGGTGATGGAGTAAATGGAAAAATCCCAGAAAAAGATACGCCTATTAGTGCTCTATATAGAATAAGTCTTGGAAAATTTGGAAATCTAGCTTTATCTAGCTCGACTCTACAACAGTTAAGTGTCTCTTACGTTCCTGGTCAATCTTTATCCGCGGCTTTTAATCTTGCTTCGGTAACAGCTCTAACTGCGTCTACTGGGGGTACCGATGGCGATCTTCAAGCCCCATACTATTCTCTTCGTGCAAATATTAAAAAAGCACTAAAAACAAAAAATAGAGCAGTAACTCTAAAAGATTATGAAGATCTTGCAGTATTAATACCTCGCGTAGGTCGAGCATCTGCCATATCTAGTGTATATACCAATGTAACTTTGTACGTTCAACCGCTTAAAAGCGATAGTGCTACCCCAGGTGTTATAGGTGGGGTAGAAGATACAACGGTATTTGCCCCTATTAGAGAGGCCGTAAAAACTTTTATAGAGCCTAGATCTCCAGTAAATACAACATTAACGGTACTCCCACCAACATATGTTCCTATTTATCTAAATATGACGGTATACATTAAAGATAGCTACTCAAAGAGCGATGTACAACTAGATGTGGCAAATCTAATGCTAAATGATAAAACCGGCCTATTTTCATATAACGGATATGCTTTTGGTGAAGATGCTCTTATCTCTGCAATTACCTATGAAATTATGCGCCACCCTGCAGTTAATAACGTAGTAATTAATGGGTTGGCAAAAATTTTGACCAACTCAACAAAGACTATTACCGGAACCTCCGGAACAAACACAATTACTGTAGATACAAATACAGGACTTGTTGCGGGACAATACGTATATGGTACTGGTATTTCAGCGGGTACTAAGATTGCTTCTGGGGGTATTTCAGGAACAACTATAACTCTAACAAATAATAATACGGCAGCAGTTTCAGGTACAGGGTATTTCTTTACTAATGCTCCTGCAGATGTCACCATTGGTGATTCTGAAATTGTAAGCCTTACTGCCGATAAGCTAAGTATAAATATCTCCGGCGGAGTTTAAAAAGATTTATTTATAAAAATAAGTAAATATAGATATATAGTACATAAGGAGAACTATGGCTGCTTCATTCCCGACAACAACGGTTACGTTTACCAACCATGTTGATTATAGCGACGTTATTTTTGCAAACCACGTCAATGCTTTACAGGATGAAGTAATAGCTATAGAAAACAGTTTGGGTACTGGTTCAAACTCTTTGCTTACATCTAGCTGGTCCGGTATTCCAAGCGAAGTTACTACTACCTGGACTAGTTTAGACGAAAGAATAAATAATATAGAAATTGGCCTAAAATCTTACGGCGGGTTTGCTCCACACCCATTTTTACTTGGTGGTATGTAGCATGAATGTAGATTTGGCAGCAAATATTGCTCAAATTCTTTCTGTAGCGGGAGGGTTCCTTCTTGCCGTTCTTGGAATTCTAAAAAGGCTAGAAAAGAAGGATCAAGAATCTAAAATTGATATTGAAATAATGAAGGAAAAATTGGAGTTTATTCAAACCCAGTTTGGCCCAAATGGTGGGGGACTGCGTCAGGCAGTTAATGAAATTTCTCATAAAGTAGATAGCATTGAAAAAAGAGTATATGATATAAGTCATGATGTAGCAAAGCTATCCGGAGAATTCCACCAACATATTGTTGAAAACGATACTAATCACTAGAAGGTGCACCAATGAGCCTATACGGCAGTGGTATTTATGGCATTTCTACGTACGGTGACTCACAGTTAATTCCATATGACATACAGTTTAAAGCAACAACTGTTGATTACCGTTCTGTAGAACTTTCCTGGAAAGATACCCAAATATCTAGCTCAGAAAAGTTATATGCTTGGAAAATTATCAAAAGTTACGGCAATGCGCCAGACTATCCAAATCAGGGAATTATTGTAGGAACTCCCTACTCTACTGATACTCCTTCATTTGGATCTAGCCTTAGAAACGGAAAAGTAACTGATTACGACTCTTCTTTTAATTCTGGGGCAATTATCACCTATTCTTTTTGGGCTCTTTTAGGACCAGATTTAAACAATGCCAGCTGGAGACTTCTAGGTGCTGATGATGCAGTTATTTTAGATACAGAGTCTGACGATACAACACTAAGAATTTTAAGATTGCTGCCAGGGGCCTGGACTAATAATTCTTTTGACTCTCTTGGCGAACCCGATATACTTGATCCTTCTTATTTATCCGCCCCTGTGTGGGATGAAAACATTAGGTATGGTGTTAACTCTGTTGTTAAATTTAACGGTAAAATATATAAATATGCGGGAGATATTTCTAGTATAAACCCAGCTACTAATAAGGGAATTCCTCCTGGTTTAGATCTAAACTGGAATAAAGTAACCACTGATTTATATGACTTTGTTGGATCATTTGGGTTTTACTATGATAAGTTAAAGGCTCAAATTGACCAGGTCAATTCTATGTCTGATTATAGAAAGTTTCCAAAAAGACTTTTGCCTGCAGCCGTAACTACCTTAGGCTTTTCTTATGAAGATATTTTAGGTGATAGGTCACATCGTGCTCTTTATAAACAAGGGAATTTGATTAATTCGTTAAAGGGAACATACCTAGGAATAAATAATTACATAAAAGCATTAACCGGCTTTCATTCAAAGATTTCAATTGGAAGAAACTTAATGCTAGATTATCTACAATCTTCTTTTGAAGGTTCTGTAGGAACATGGGCACCTGTTGCCTCGGGAAGCACATTTACTTACGGAAGTTGAGCAGCGGCACCGTTA